CTCATGTATTGGGACAGGCTACCTGAGTTTGAGGAAATGGAACTAGGCATGTACATTGATCCAGCCATTAAAGCCGGGAAGAAAAATGACTATTCTGCGGTTTCAATTATTGGGCAGCATCGGAAAACGAAGCAGATGTATGTGATTGACGGGAATATCTATAAACTGTTGCCGGATGATTTGTTCCAAGTGGCTATTGAGAAATTGAAGCTTTATCCTGTAGATAAGCTCGGTTTTGAAGTCAATCAGGCACAAAGCTATATGAAGCAAAAGTTCGAAGAAGAGCTATGGAAGGCGAATATACATACACCCGTAGAAAGTGTTCATTCCAAGGGTCAAAAGCATGAACGCATTATTAGCTTGGAGCCGGAAGTGAAGAAGGGTCATATTCTGTTCAATGCAGATAACCTCAGATATAATAACCAGATAAAAGATTATAACCGAAACTGCCAATATGATGATGCGCCAGATAGTTTATATGGGGCTGTTCAATTGATTCAGTCGGTCAAGAGTTTAAAGTTTTATGATCGAGGCTTATTATTTTGAGACTTTTGCTAGATACTCATTCATTATTTTGATCCAATTTTGTTAAGCTAATGGGCAGGATAACTTAACCAGTTACCCAATTAGTTGTTTGTATTGTTGCAAGGAAAGGGGATGCAAATGGCCATTTGTTTGGACTACGAGTTAGTTGAGATAAGAGGAACCGTTGCTGTGTATAAATTTGGAAACTGCTTGAAGGAATTAGATGGAACTTTTGAGATTGATCTACCCAAGTTGATAAGTGGGGAAATATCGATGCAAGCACCAATTGGTGAAGTAGTGAAACTAAAGAATGACAACCAATCTCAAGCTAAGGCCATCAAAGTATTTGGAAAGATATATAAACATTATCTTGAACATCACGAATATCCTACAAAGGGTGGATATTATGCTTAGTTAATCGGAGTTTATTCTTTTTATCTTATAACGATCAATGGAAGATATAAAAATTACTTAGTGGACTTGAAAAGGAGCGGGAATATGGGCCTGGATGCTTATGTAGTATGCAATTGTGTGAAGGAAGGAAATGTTAAGCCTCCCCCTTTTGATATAAGCTTGCTGGAAATTACGGACGAAGGAATCGACATACTGGAATCTGTAAATGACGAAACCTATGAGCTTTATCAGCAGTGGCGGGAGAACGCTTGCGAGCATGAAGACTTTTACTATTATCAAGACCGGGTTTTTAATGTCGCAGGAGGAAATTTCTTTTATGGAATCATTGACCGGTTGGGGCAGGACAAATTCCCATTATTATTTTCAATTGGGGAGAAGTCACTCTCCGCCGATCAGGCCGAAAAAGCTTTAAAGGAACTGGATATTTTTGAATCAGGAGCAAGCAAGCTGCAAGGGATTTTCCTCGTAGATACTGTATCTAATGATGAATATGGGAGATCTCTTCCTGGAGAGGATAAGTGGTTCTTATCATCTGGAGGCGAGCACACTTATCAGTTAAACGACCGAGGATTCTGTATTCTAGACAGAGATCATCGTGAGCTTTTTCATTCAGTAGCGTTCGCCCAGGAAGTAATGAGTGTTGAAAAAGAAGGACGGAAGCATAAGCATGCAAGATTTCATGATTTGGAGATGGGACGAATTTTTGAATCTTCTTATCCGCTAAGCCGAAAGATATGGGGAATCGATGAGCTGTATTATCCAAAATCTTTTCAGGTCGTAAAGAGAAATCTAAAGGGATCTGATTCTCGACCCGCGCGAGTACTAAGAAGCCTGTTTGAGGCTTCCTTACAGATAGGTAATCCGATCATTTGGGCATAAAGAGACCTGAGATGAAGCATTTGAATATTAACGGAATACGATCCTGTGCTGATTACAAATCCAGACTTTTTGAGATAGCTTAATATTATTCTTAACTTAGCATAATTGAGCTAACGGGAAACTTTAGTTCAACAAGGAACTACCTTATTAAAGGTGGTTTTTTTATTTATGAAGAAATTAACAACCAACAATTACATAGCCCATTTTGAAAGGATTCGATGAGATGCAAGTAACCGAACAAATCATATTAGAGTGTCTAAATGAACTCCAATCGACTGCAATAGCCAAACAGAAATATGCAGATTACTACAATGGGAATCACTCCATTTTAAAGAACTATGCGATGCAAGAAAGCCGAAGCAATCAAAAGCTTCTCTTTAATTTCCCACGTAAGTTCATAGATAACGAAGTGGGTTATCTGCTCGGTAAGCCAGTAAACTATGTGTCCAAGTCAGATCAGGACGAAGCCATACATAATATAGATGTACAAATGAGTCATTGGGACAAAGAGCACAATCTACAGCTTCGGAAACAATCCGAAATCTTTGGCGAGAGCTTTGAATTGAACTATATTGATTCGGATGGTCAGTTTTCAGCCACGGTGCTATCCCCTGTGAATGCGTATGTGTTGGAGGACGGAACAGCAGAAAGAAACGTATTACTTGGCCTACATAAATTTACGAGACGGTTTGATAAGCAAGTATATTTGGACGTGTACACCGACCATGAAATTCTACACTATACAATCGGTAGCTATGATAAACAGAATCAGAGTAAGCCAAACCAATCACCTGAACTGAAATATATCGGCAAACATAATCACATCTTTGGAAGAGTCCCGCTTATCTCCTGTCCAGCTAATACGGAGAGAAAAAGTGGCTTCCATGATGTGATTTCTTTATTTGATGCCTATAACGCATTGAATTCCGATTTGGTCAATGAAATCGCAGATCATCGCAACGCCTACCTCGTGATTGAGAATGCCAAGTTGGAAGCTGACGATTTATTGAATATGAAAAAGATGGGTATTATTCAAGTTCCGGCTGGTGGGAAGGTAAGCTGGCTTACGAAGGAGATTAATGATTCTTTTGTGAAGAACGAGCTAGACAATATTGAACGCAAAATCTTCGATATGATGGATCAGGTTAACTTCAATGAGAATTGGGCCAGCAATACGTCTTCCTTGGCGCTGAGAAATAAACTTTTGAATTTGGAGAATCGAGTGGCAATGCGTGAAGCCTTAATGGAAAAGGCGATCAAACAGCGGTTACGTAATTTCTTCACGTTCCTGCACATTAAAGAAGGAGTTCAATATGATTACCGGGATATTGCGGTGAAGTTTACTCGCAACTTGCCGACAGACTTGGTTGGGATGGCTGATGTGATTGTGAAACTGAAAGAAGTGGTCTCACAGGAAACATTGCTGACGTTGCTTCCATTCGTAGAGAATCCCAAGCTGGAATTCAATAAATTTCATTCGGAGCAGCAACGATTAGTTGGTACGGATAAGGAGGTATCAGATGCAGAATAAAAATAAAATCAAACGGCTGGTTAAGAATAATTGTGCTGGTTATCTCGGAACGAAACATGGCATCTCGAATTATTGCTGTTTACAAGATGGCCCATGTGTATTTTTCGCTCAAGATGATGGTCTGTCCCGTTGTACATATTTTGAAAATGGAGTGTTGCCAATGGATGAGAAGCTGGAGCGAGAATATAAGTCTGAACGGAATGTAAAGACTGAGCCTAAGACAGCGCAACCGAGGGTGAACTGTCAGAAATGTAAGGCTACATTTTCAGCGAATTCGAATCGGCAGAAATATTGTGAGAAGTGTAAGGATAAGAATGCAAACGAAAAGTCGAAATTACGGATGCGTCAGATGAGGAAAAAACAGGCTTGATGTTACGCTTTAGAGGTTTAAAAAGTCCAATAAACTAAGGATGAAAAACAACCCAAAATGAGGAGTTGGTATGTTTGTATCTATTTCTCGTTTTTACGTTTTCTAATGCGTAACATTATTGTATCAGATATGACGTTAAACGAATTCAACATACATATGCGTGTTCGAAAGCTCGAATCCCAACAGGTTCAGTGTTACGCTTTAGGCTATTAAAAAACCGTATAAACAAAGGATGAAAAACAGGCAAAAGTGGGGAGCTGGTATGTTTGTACCTTTTCCTCGTTTTTGTGATTTCTAAAGCGTTACATTGCTGTCCTGAGCATGACATTAAACGGCCCAAACATACATAAGCGTGTTCGGTTCTACAGAGTCGAATGGGCAATAAAGGAGATTATCGAAAATGAATTTAGAACAAATGAAGCAGTTGATTGAAGAAAACCAAACCAATGAGGAATGGCAAACGTATCTTCAGGGTTTGAATCCGTATAGCGTAGAAGGGATAGAGCAATTCATTCAATCTAATAAGGAAGCAAAAAGTTGGTTCGATAGCACGGTGGACAAACGATCAGCTAAATCGTTGGAAACGTGGAAAGCTAATCATCTGGAAAGTGCAGTGGATGCTGAGATCAAGAAGCGATTCCCGGCTAAGGATGAGAAAGAAATCGAGGTCGAGAAGCTACGTGCTGAAGTAGAGCACATGAAGCTGGAGAAGCAGCGTGAACGGTTAACCAGCCAAGCGATCAAAATAGCATCCGAAAAGAAACTTCCACTCCCGTTAGTGGATTTTTTTATTGGTGCAGATGAAGAAGCGACGACAGCGAATTTAGCTATGTTGGAACAATCGCTGCAATTGGCTATACAACAGCAAGTCGAGCAACGGCTCAAAGGGGATGGCTATACACCTCCAGCTAGTTCAACAGGTAGCACATTTACATTGGATTCGATTAAAGGAATGTCGCCAAACGAGATTAATCAGCATTGGGATCAAGTCAAACAAGCATTACAAAACAAACAATAATAAACGAAAAGGACAAGGTGAATAGATATGACAGTACAGAATTTTATTCCTACCATTTGGAGCGCACGTTTAAATGAAAGTCTGAAGAAGAATCTGGTGTATGGGAATGTGGTTAACACCGATTACGAAGGGGAAATTCAAGGCCAAGGCTCTACAGTGAAAATCAATTCGATTGGGGCAGTAACGATTGGCAATTATGATAAGGTGGCAGGAATCGGAAATCCACAGGAACTAGATGCTACGCAAAAGACGTTGGTGATTGATCAGGCCAAGTATTTCAATTTTCAAGTGGATGATGTAGATGCTGCTCAAGCGAATGTGAACTTATTGGATGGTGGGATCGTGGAAGCTTCCTATGGACTAGCCAATGTGATGGATCAGTATCTTGCTGGATTTTACACGGAGGTTAAAGCAGAGAACCTGATTGGCAATGATACCGCGTCTATTGTTCCAACGAAAGATACAGCCTATGATTTGCTGATTGATTTAGGCGTGCTGTTGGATGAAAATAATGTGCCAGAAAGCGAGCGTTTTGTGGTGGTTCCTGCATGGTACTATGGTTTGCTCTTGAAAGATGCCCGTTTCACCAAAGACTCAAATATTATCCGCACAGGCTATGTCGGAGATATAGATGGCATGACCGTTTATAAATCTAACAATGTGCCAAATACCGGAGGAGCCAAGTATAAAATCATCGCAGGTCATAAGAGTGCGATTTCGTTTGCCGGGCAAGTAGATTCGGTGGAAGCGTTCAGACCAGAGAAACAATTTTCAGATGCAGTGAAAGGATTGCAAGTGTTTGGAGCCAAATGTATCAAGCCGGAAGCTCTCGCTGTACTCACAGCCAATAAGTCTTAATTGAAAGTGGATGATATGAAAACACATTATAATAGAAGGAACACGTTCGGGGTGTCCGTTTTGGATGCCCTATTTTCAATTTAGGAGGGTAATAAAATGTGGTTTTTGAATCAGGAAACAGGATGTATATGGGAAGTAACAAATCAGGAGTTAATACTACGGTTACAGACCAGTGGGCATTATGAGCAAGTGGAAGAACCTCAATCAGATGAGATTGCAGAAGATGAACCTGTAACGAAAGGTCAAACGGTCAAGAATATGAAACGTACCGAGAAGGTACAGGTAAAGGAGGAACAGGAGCCAGTACATGAGTGAGCTAATGGATTTAATGAAACGATTATTAGGCATAGAGCCAACAGATATATCCAAGGACGATATCCTGATCCACTATTTGAATAAAGCGAGAAGTAATATTCTGGGCTATTGTAATGTGGTAACACTGCCAGTGGAATATGATGATGTTATGGTCGATTATGCGGTGTATCTTTATAAAAATAGGGATTCGGTTGGACTTATAACTAAGCAAGAAGGTGAACGCTCAGCTACGTATGAAACAGGGATTCCAACAAGTATTCGATTGGCTCTTCCTCTACCTAAAATCAAGGTTGGAACAGATTAATGTTCTACGATACGAAGTTGGAAATTTTAGATAATGCCAATTTCAAACCTGTTTTGTTGATGATGGCAGATGTACAACCTTATCGCAAAAGTTTTTCATTTGAAGATGGTTACACCTTGGAGACGACACATCGAGCTTTCTGTCCACTGGAATCCTTATTGCAATTAAACGGCTATGTTCGAATTGGTGAGGATATCTTTATCATTTTGGACATGAAGGTATGGAGTGATTATGTGGAGTTGTACCTTTATCGTTGTAAGCAGGATTTTGGTTTGGAGGAAGAGCAATGACACGGAGCTTAGAACCATGGATAGATTTCTTCCTGCGAGAGAAAGGCGAGCTTGTACACATAAACGGTGTAAAGCAGCTTGGTCTGATTCGAGATGCGACAGATACCATTCAAATGACCGATGAAAAACTCATTCGTGCAGCAACACCCTTACATACAGGAGATATCGTGGATTATCGTGATGAACGGTATTTAATTACCAGTCAGGTGGATCGAAATGAACAGTCTTGTCGAGGCAGAATGAAAAAGTGTAACCAACGGCTGGCTTTGAACTGGAACGGGCAGGTAAAATGGTTTGATGCTGTGGTGGAAGCCAGAACGTTTTCAACGGAAACAGGTAAAGTTATCTCCATGCCAGAGGGAAATATCCTGGTTACAGTACAGGACAATGCAGATACGAAGGGCATTACATTGAACCAACGATTCTATATGACTCATCAGCCGTTTAAAATAGTTGGAATGGATCGCATCATGAATGGCATCATCCAGTTAAGCTGCACATTGGATAGCATAAATACAGCTTATGATGACGTGGAACATAACATTGCAGACAGATGGAAATATGAGATTACTCATACATATGCATTACATATTCATCAGGGAACGATAGCTCATGTGCTGCTCAACGAAACGTTATCTTTGAAAGTAACGGCTACGGATAATGGGGATGAGATAGCCAATCCGCTGATTACCTATACATCCAGTGATCCGAGTGTAATTAGCGTAGACCAGCAAGGTCAGGTTATGGGCATCGCTTTGGGACAAGCAAGCATCACCGCAAAATTAACGTATCACCCTACAATATTGAGTACGATTGAAATGAGAGTTGTCGAAACAGGAACGCATATCTATTCGATAGCCATTACCGGCAATCCCATACTCAAAACAGGCCAAAGCGCCTCATACGTCAGCCATATTTATGATCATGGAACAGAAGTGTTTGACCAGTCGGTAGAGTGGAGCCTACGGAACCAAGATGATTCAACTCCTATCATGGGGAGCAGAACAGCCAGCACAGGAAATAGTGTGACGGTGAAAGCCGGAAGCAGTAGTCGAGCGAACAACAAAGTCCTTGTGTTGACAGCCACCTTAGTAAGCGATCCTAGCATTACCGCAGAAAAGAACATTAGCCTTAAGAATTTATTCTAAGCTTTATATCTATACGGCTTGCCTTAGAGGTGAGCCATTTTCATTTAAAAGGAGCCACATACATATGCAACGAAAATCTATTGATTATCTACTGAGTCTAAGCCTATTGAAGCAATTGAGATCACAACATGTCATTACAGAAGAAGAATTTATAGCCATTGACCAGCTTAATAAAAAATCTTTCAAGTAGCCGTAATATGGGCAGAAATGGACTTGATGATGTGCCGCAAGCATTATACCATGTGACCGTATAAAGAAGATATGGAAGGGAGAAACACCTATGGCCCAAGCCGCAACCGCAAAAAAAGTCGTCGTCGTTCCCATTAAAACGATGGACATCGTAGAAGGAATTCAATCGATTCAAAAGAAGAAAGTCGCTGCCTATTGCCGAGTCAGTACCGATTCCGAGGAGCAAAAGGAAAGCTACACCAATCAGGTCAACCATTATACTCAATACATTCAAAACAACTTGGAATGGGAAATGGCTGATATTTACGCAGATGAAGGGATCACTGGAACCAGCACCAAAAATAGAACACATTTTAATCGGATGATACAGGATGCTCGAAACGGTAAACTGGATCTCATTCTGGTCAAGTCGATTTCGAGGTTTGCTAGGAATACACTGGATTTATTGAAATATGTACGGGAACTCAAAAGTCTCGGAGTCGCTGTATTCTTTGAACGAGAGAACATTAATACACTGGATACCACAGGTGAAGTATTACTGACCATCCTGAGTTCTCTTGCCCAAGATGAGAGTCGAAACATTTCTGAAAACAGTCGATGGGGCATATTACGTGGCTTTCAAAACGGCAAAGTCTTCTGCAACACGACTCGCTTTCTCGGCTATGATAAAGATGAACATGGTGAATTGGTGATTAACGAGCCAGAAGCAGAGATTGTACGCAGAATATACGAGGAGTATTTGGATGGGAAAAGCTATCAGGCGATTGCTAGAGGATTGATGCGAGATCACATTAAAACAGTCACGGGTGGCGATACGTGGTGGGATTCCTCCATTACCTTAATTCTGACCAATGAGAAATATTACGGAGCTTTGCTTCAGCAAAAGACGGTAACGGTAGATTTTCTAACGCACAAACGAATAAGGAATAAAGGACAGGAGCAGCAATATTTAATTGAGGACAACCATGAACCGATTGTATCCAAGGAAATATTTGAAGCGGTGCAAAAGGAAAAGGAACGGAGAGCCAAGCTGAAAGGGAGTGTGATGGGGGAGAGTAAAAGATACTCCAGTAAATACGCACTGAGCAGTAAAGTATATTGTGAATGCTGCGGGGCCATTTTTAAACGCCGAACCTGGAACAGCAATAATCCATCCAAAAAAGTGGTATGGCAATGCAAAACGTATGTCAATGAAGGTAGAGCAGCGTGTGATGCCAAATCGGTTGATGAACCAGTTTTACATTCCGCGTTTGTACGATTGTTCAATCGGATGTATGAGAATAAGAAAGGATTCATGAAGACGTTGAAAGGCAATATTGAATCGGTGCTTTCCAGCAAAGTAGAGCAAAAATCGTTATTAGACATCGAAGGACAGATGCAACAATTGAAATCCGACCTGAAGGAGTTAGTGAATCTCAAGCTGCGAAATCAGATTGATGAGATTGTATATGAAGAAGAAACAAACAGGCTTTCCAGTGAACTCAACGAGCTACGACAACAGAAGCTGACACTGGAGCAGGAGCATGAGCAAAAGGCACAACTCAAGGAACGTGTCGATGAAATCATCCAAGTACTAAGCACACAGCAGGATATACTAGAACAATTTGATGATAACCTATTTAATGCGTTGGTGGAGAAGATAACCGTTCTCTCACCAGCGCATTTTGTTTTTACTTTGAAAAGTGGAATGAGCATAGACGAAATACTGGACTGATGAAACATAGGCTAATGCGATCAATGGGCTAACGAGTAAATGTGGGTTGTATGACGGGAAGGATCAATCGAATCCCGTCTTTTACTCCTTCCATATAGATGGATTGTTTGTCCTGACTTAG